CGGAGTTGCGAAGGTCTGAAAGTTTAGGTAATGGATTTGACCGCTGTTCAACTCCCCGGTTTAGCTGGGCAAGTGACAAAACGGCAACCTTGCATTCCTTCGCAACGGCCTTGAACATCTTTGAGATTGATCCATACTTTTCACTCATATTATCCTTCGTTTCGTCCCCGGTAAATAGGTTTAGATAGTCGCAAATTACCAGCTGAATATTATGTTTCTTTTTTGCCCGGCGAACTTTGGAACGGAACTCGAAAAGTGTCATGTGCGCCGAGTCATCAATCCATAGTGGGGTTTTGGTATTGGAGTGAATTGCCTTTTCAATCTTCGCCCATATTATGTTGCGCCCTCGCTTTAAATCGTAGGTGTCATGCCCGGATTCTGCACTTAGGTATCTTTCCCCGAGCTGGGTGTCTGTCATTTCCAATGAAAACATCAAGACCCCATGCCCTAACTGTGCCGCAAACCTACCAAACTGAATTGCAAGTGCACTTTTCCCCATTGACGGCCTTGCAGCAAGTATAATCAAGTCTCCCGGCTGCCAGCCAAGTGTTATTCTGTCAACTCCAATTAAGCCTGAAGGAACCCCGGCCAGCTCTGTCTTTTGAGCCTCCCGGAGTGAAATTGTATCGGCCAGAATATTGAGTAAGTTCCCAATCATAATTGGTTCTTTACTCACTGCCGTGTCCCCTATTCCGTAAATTTCCTTTTCGGCATACTCGATCAATTCAGCTATATCGTAAGTGTCATCAAAAGCTCTGTTCTGCAGCTCCGTTGATATCCGTATCAATTCGCGTTGAATGTATTTCTGTTTCACATACATTGCGTGCTGCCGGACATTTGCTGCTGAAACAACTCTACTGGTAAGTTCAGTTATATAAACTGGACCTCCCACCGCATCTAATTCGTTTTGGTTTCTTAAAGATTCCGATACTGAGTAAAGGTCTGTGAATTTATTAGCCTTATAAAGTTGGAAAGCAGCCTCAAATATTTTTTGATGCGCCTCCCTGTAAAACATTATGGACGTCAATAGTGTTGTTACCTCGTCCATTGCACTTGTATCAAGCATTATTGCCCCCAGTACAGCTTTTTCCATATCTCCGGCCTGTGGTGGAACTTTCCCGAAGTCTGAAAGATATTTTATGGGAGTGTTTTCTGTAATTATTAATGGCATTCCCTGTGTCGAATTACGATGTATGTGTTCTTCTTTCATTTTTTAAGTCTTCTAAGTTTACAACTCCCGGCTTTCTCCCGGCAAAATTATTGTTATTGTTCTTTTCCCATGTCCTGACTACAGCCTGCCAATCGACTATTGCTGTTTTTTGTTTTCCATAAACCCACCCTCTGGCAGTATAGTATTCCACAAAGTAATCAGCGTCAATTCCATTTTCCCGAATCTTACAGTATATTCTAACTACTTTCTTACTTGGTGGTATTATTCTTCTGTAATTCTTAATTTCTTCTTTATATCTTAATATATATTCATTTTCTAAAGGACCCGTTTTGGGGTCACGTTTGGGGTCATAGTTGGGGTCGTCTTGGAGTTGTTTTGGGAGCACCGTTGGGAGTAATTCAGGATTAGCCTTTGCTGAATTTTCGGCTTGGTGAGTCCTGTGAGCCTCTCTTTTTTGCATCTCGCTTTCAAGCCTTTCGTTATAGTAATTACCCTCTTTATCCTTTATAAACTTGAATTTCACAGCTGGCGACCACTTCCCAACATTTAACCTAATTATCTTAGGTGTTAAATGGCCTGTTTGGTGTTGAAGGCAAAGTAGTGTAATGTATTGTCCCCTTTCTGATATGTTCAGCCCTGCGCATCCGGTTAAAAAATCCTGTGGGTAAAAGGGGAAGCTTGGTTCTTTCGTTTTTCGTTTTACCATCTTGTAAAATTATTACTGGTTCAAAAATATACTATATATCAATCCGTAACAAAAATAGTTATTAACATATGATCTTAAATTCCCCGGTAAGTAACTTGACAGGTTCCCCGTCACCCATTACCCAAATTCCCCGATCATCATTTATGTAAGGCGCTGGCGGATCAATTACCATATGAACTGAACCTGGGATTATATTTGAAAACTGTTTGCCCACAGCTCCGCACTCGGTTACCTTAATTGTTTTGCCAGTGATAATCTCTAATGAGATACAAGGCAATTTAAACTTGTCTGCTATAACATAGTCAACCAATTTATAACGCTTCCCTATCGCTCCACAATTAGCGCACTTATAAAGGTCATAAACCCCTTTCCGTGAATTGATTCCCACCAAGTTTTGTTTATGAAAATCATGTTCTGAAAACTTCATTAACCGTTCTTCTTTCATTGTCTTAAATTTTAAGTTATAGAAAAGCCGGGAGTTACCCCGGCCGTTTTTAATCATCTTCATGTTCAACATAAGGTTCAAAATCTTCATCTCCTAATAGCTCTGAACACGCATTACACGTTCTTGGATATCCGCAAGCGTCACCGAGGTACTCGCCGCACATTTCGCAATAAATACCATCTAATATATCGTCTGCAATATCTCCCATGATTATTCAATTCTCTGGTTACCAAAAAGCCGCTTCCCATATCCGGGTTTGCGGAGTGCGAAGTATGACATTGTTGCCATCAACCTAAATTCATACCCCATATCCCATAGGTTATTGTCAAGGCAATATTTGAATGCCCGGACGGTTCCAAGGTATTCATCCCGGCTGAACTCCATATATTTCCCTTCGACATAATTGATTGAAACGTTATGAAGTTCTGCGGTTTCTACACAGATGAATACGAAGTTAGGAAATTGGAAGTACATATTTTTGTACCCTTCCAGATAGGAACCGACCTGAATGAAATACTCCCACTTCCAAGCGTCCTTTGTAAAGTCTTCCGGGTCTGCGGAAGTCGGACACTTCAAATCGACTATGAAAAGTTGGTTATCAATCATACAATCCCAATCTGGATATCCTATGCATGGCAGCCCTGTTTCCCGGTCAGTCCAAAGTAGTTTCGGGTGCCGCCTTCTCATGTTATTCAGGTATGGTTGTGCGTCCGGGTATGCCCTTACAGCCTTAACACACTCCCAAGCCGTGGCCGCAAGCTCCTTTGAGATCAGGGTTTTCTTTTCAGTTCTGGCCTTGTTTACCATGGCTTGCCACTCGGCTTTCGCGTCATTACTTCTTTTGGCGAACCCTTCATATATTGTGTACTGTTGGCCAAATGCTTCTTCTCCGTCTATTAAAATACAGTCCGCGGCCGAACCTATTAGCATTGGGTCGGTCTGTATGAAAGGAACCTCAAAGGCATGGACGTAATGCTTTGGAGATTTTCTGAACTCCTTCAGCTTGCTATAACTCAACGGCCGTTTGTCAACAAATGCTCGATCTATCGTTATCATGGATATTATCTTTTTGAACAGATCAAGTAAAACGAATCGGCCGGATCATGGTCTTGAGCTGCCTGCATTTCGGCTTCTGTCTTGTCACATTGAGTGAAGGTGTCATCTACTTTATTATTGATTAAACTAAATACCTGACACTGCCAGCAGTACTTTTTCTCACAACTACTTAATGAAAGTAGGCATACGCAAATTACAAGAATTACTTTTTTCATAGCTCTTTAAGTATTTTAATTATTTCACGGTAAAAGTCCAATGTATTTTCTCCCTTTTCTTCGGCATCAAGAACCCGCTTGGTTATTGACTGTACGAATTCCAAATCCTGATTGTCTGCAAGCTGTTGACTAATCATTGTACGAAGCTCGTTCTTCCTTTCGTCGGGATCTTTTATTGTGCCCAGATAGTCATCCGCACGGTGTTCACGGTTTACGTCCCGGCCAAAGTACCGACCCAGACCAAGTGCCGCATTCTTGAAGCATTCGGCTTTTAGTTTTGAAAAGCCTCCGTTACTTAATGCTCCGGGTTTCTTATTATCAACCGAAACTGCCCATGCGTTAATTTCCTGCCGGGACATTTTTGTCTTTTCCTTATCAGGAATTGAATCGACCATTATCTGAATGGCTGCCGCTCCTGTTCTCTTAATCCACATTTTTAAAAGTGGATGGTAAACTGAAAGGTCTATTGACCCGACAACTTCATTACTGATTACCTGCCATTTGAAATTATCTGTATTCCATGCACCGAAAAAGACTTCGTCAAGGCTCATTTCCATAAAACTTATCGGAAGATATTTGCAATCCTTGACTATCGGGTGATCTTGAAGTTTTTCTGCCTCAACGTCACCGTTTAAGATTCCGGTGAATCTTTGAAGCCGTGACCAAAAAGCCATTTCGGCCTCTGTTTCCTTTGATTTCTGCAATTTTGCATCTGACATTTTCCCGTGAATCTCGGGAAGAAGGTTCGAATTACTTTTTTCTTCTTTTTCCATTTGTTTCTAATTTAGATTTCTATTAATGTTCCGGGATACCCGGTAACTCTTTTAATTGTTTCGAGCCAAGTAAGGTCAACAAATCTTCTTCTGTTATTGCATATCTGGCAGAACAGAACTCGTTTACACTCATCTTTGCTCTTTTTGTCCGCAAAAACTATAAGGGAAAGTGAGGCCACTGTCATTAGCGGTGTTCCTTTTTCCCGGTTCTGATTGAAATACTCAATAGCTTCCTTAATGTTAAGTTTGGCCTTAACTTTTGTTATTTCAGGAGCCTCATACGTGCGCTTTTCCATTTTGTTTTATTTTATATCCCAAAAGTAGGAATATATTTTATTCACTACAAAAGAAGTTATTAACTACACATACCGGAATTTCTCTGGTGTTTCTACAAAGGTGAATCCATCAAAAGGCTCGTCTTTTATTTCGTTAAGAATCCGCTGAAGTTCCTTTTGCAGTTCTTCGTGTTTCATATTTCTTTTGAGTTGAATCATTGCGACCCTGTTTGATTTATGCTCAGCGTAGCTTAGATTACACCCGCCCGGATAGGCACAGGGAACGTGTTGAGTTGTTTCCAAGCCAAGCATCCCGCCGTAATGTTCGGCCGAATAGGCAACGTGCCGAGGACCAATCGTGTACTGGTGCGGTTTATGGTTAACATTCATTACGTCAAGGATTCCGATTAATGTCGGGTTCAATACCGACTGAATTTTTGTCTTTAATTCTTCGTTTGACATGGCTTAAATTATAAGTTGTTAAAATACTCGATTACATATTTGGCATAGGCTACAAGCACTTCGCTGCCCTTGAACTGGAAGGAAGTTTCACCTTTCTTAACTGCCTTGTTGTATAGCTGTTTGAATCGCTTCATTTCGTCTTTTGATATTGTGGCTTCCATGATCTTAAAGTGTAAATGCGTTTTTGCTTTTCATGTAGTTGATAAACTCCGTGATTGCTGCGTTCTGAAATTCCCGGCTGCTACTTTTAATATTTCATTTTGCATAAAAATCGTTATGTGCCTACCATTCCTTCTTTCTCCTCTTACTGCGTAATAGGAATTTCTGCTTTTGGTAACACACCATTTCCATTGACTTAGATGCTCATAATTATCATCATCTACTTTTGTTACAAACCCCTGCGTTAATTCTATCTCCTTCATTTGGTTATCTTTTATAGTGACAACTGTGCTATTTCAGCATTCTTGACTTCAATTTTGCGAAGCTTATTTTTCAGGCTGGCGAGCCGTCCTTTGGTTTCCGATACCTTGAAGTCGTCCTTTTCAGCTATGGCCTTATTGAGTTCTGCTGTGAATCTTGTAACGTATTCCCGGAGGGAGTTAGCGATTACTTCATTGTTCTGGATTTGTTCTGTTTTTGTCATCTTTGTAGTTTTTCGTTTCGTTTTTCTTCCAAAGGTAGGTATATAATATATTACAGCAAGGGGACTGCGTGAGATTCTTCCGGCACTTTGAAAGATTCTGCCAGAATTGCTATTTGTGCAACAATCTCGTCCATTAGTCCCAGATTATCCTTTATGAAAGCCCGTGCTATTGGGTCGAGTTTTATCAATACCGGAATCTTTGGGTCTGGCGGTTCATCGTTTTTGATCTCTATTTTTACCGATTCAACTCGGAACCTAAGTGCCAAGGCTGGTGTTCCGTACATCTCCTTTTTGAGGTCATCAATTTGCTGGTCATACTCTGCTATTTGCAGCCGGATTTTCGGGTCTGTGTCAATCAAATTATTGACCGTTTTACAGGCATGAAGTACCGTTGCATGATCTTTTCCGAAAACCAACCCAATTGAGGCCAGCGATCTTTTCGTTTTCTGCTTTCCGAAGTACATACAAACCTGCCGGGTAAAGCAAACTTCCCGTTTCCGTGTCTTATTATAAACAAGTTCCGGTGCGATTCGCTCCCCTTCGATTATCAACTTGCAAATTTCTTCAAATTCGTCCATGTTATTCATATTAATCCATTTAAGCTTCATTGCAATTATTTTAGTAGCATAATATCCCTAACTATTCGGCTGACCTCGTCTGAATCGAGGACGTATATTGATACCTGTTCCGGTAATGAATGCCCTGCCAGCGTCAATATCTGGCGAGGCACGAAAATAGCTTCTCCTGTTCTGAGTTCTCCTTTCTTAACTACCAGTGCAATCTTATTTCGATTCTCGAATTGTACTTCGCAATCCAAGCAGATCAAGTTCTTATTTCCACTTTCATCTATTGCCTGAAGCCTTGCGCTTATCGGCAACGGGAGGCTTAGAATTTCCTCTCCGCATATGTAACACTTACCCCAACTCATGATTGGGGGGTATGTAATTCTTCAACCTCTTTTTGTATTGCCAGAAGTTCGTCAATGGTTAGTGGCTCGCCGGACTCAACTTCTTCTGGTTCTGAAAATCCCATATAGAAACTTTCAATATTTCCGAGTTGATCTATTCCTATTTGCATTTTAGTAGCGTATATAAAATTTACCTTGATTCAAAGGCTGTACTTTTAGTTGATATCCTTCCAAGACTGCGGCACAAAATTCTGTGTCCGTCATTTCTTTGAAAATTTCAACATACATCAATATGTCTGACTCCGGCAATGCCATTCCCATGCAAAAATGTATTACCTCTTTGCGTGTAAATAACGATTCGTTAATTCTTTTTTCCATCTTAGTCGTTTATAAGTAAAAGTTTCAAACTTGCATCTTCATTTTCGTAATGCCAGCCGTAAATATCTCCACCGCCGTCCTTATCTTCCCTTACCATATGAAAACGGCAGCTTTTATGTGTAACGGGATTTAGTAACTGAACCTCCTGCGTGGCGATGGTGTCAAGTTCGGAAAGCTCTGCTATAAAGGTACGGGTGCGCTTATTGAAGCTCATGGGCTCTTTGATTTGAATTACCTGAATAGGTTGATAGCTGTTCATCTTAGTAGTTATTTGGTGGAATATTTGTTGATTAACGCTTCCACTTTCAGGTCAAAATCCTTCCGGGAAGTGGTGTCATGTTTGCGAGGCCTGAACTTCGGCTCATTACTTTGTTCTATTGTGATGCTTTCTTCAAAGTCGAATACCTCATAGGTACGACTTACCGGGTTTGCTCGCTTATAAGGATCTTCCTTAACTTCCGGAAGTACCTTGACCTTACGATCGGCCGGTTCTTCAAACTTAGGCTTTAGGGTTCCTTTGGCGCGGATCTTCATATTGATCTCGGCTGCCAATTTTTTCGCTGCCAATTCGGCTTTTAATTCTGCTGGTAAACTGTTCATCTCAATTAGGATTTATGTGAATACTTATGTATTTAATTTCGCCTGTAATTCATCTCTTTTTTGTCTTGCTACTTCCTTATCCATAGAGCCACCGCCATAATATCTTGTTCCGTTTTTTTGAATTTTTACAAACCATCCCCGCTTACAACTCCTTAAATATATCCCGTAATCTTGACGCTTAGTTTTATTTTGTAAATTCTGGGTTTTAGTTACAAATCTACAATTTGAAGGATTATAACCTAAGTTGTTTTTTATCCGGTCAATTTCCAAACCTTCCTTATATCCATTTTCCCTTGCCCATTTAAAAAAGTTTCCGGGAGTGTGCCACTCTTCGCATACTTTAATGCCCTTTAACCCGTAATACTTATATTCCCTTGCCTTTACATTTCCAGTTCGCTGAATCATACCAGCCCATACTTGATAAAGCTTTGATATTTTTTTGTAGCACTCCCCATGCTTTATTGGCGCTCCCATCTTATTTGGCGTATAATATTATTTTGATTCCCCTTCTGAATTTAAACTCGACCTTATCTAATCCCTTATTGGTAGCTTTATTTACAATAGTACCTGAAAGTTCGGCTCCGAGTATTTCTATGAGCTTGGCAACTCCTATTAAGGTGTGTAGTTTCGTTCCTTTGTGTATTCCGCTTACCTTAATTCTGAAATTCTTGTTTATGTATCTGCTTGAAATCCTGTTTTGTGCTGTCATCTTCGTAGTTTTTGGTGTCTGTTTGTCTGTCTTTACGAAGTAAAGGTACGAATAGAATATATTACAGCAATAGCTTTTCCTAAGAATCTGCAGGAATCCCGTAATATTTTTTATTGATAGTTATTTTAGTGGAATATTGCTTACACGCAATTTTCTTTTCCGGCTGGTATCTTACTATTCCCGGAAAAGAGCCTTTGCCTCACGGCCTCCGATTGGCCTAAATTCAGATAAGCTTAACGGGCTTCAAAAGTCTTATTATTATATAGAGGATAGCCAGAATAAAAACTCCAATCCACGACCATAGACAAATCTTATATATTGTGGGAATATACTTGACTTCTTTTGTCTGTTTTACCTGTTCATATTCCGATTTCCAATGAATAGTTTCCTGTTCGGCCTTGGCCAGCCGGGTAATTATGGTTGTGTCTTTTTGGATTAACTGAAGATGTACATTAGGAAATTGCCACCAAGCCTTTGCGCTGGCAAGTGCCGTTTCAGCTCTGGCTGTGTCTGGAATGAAATTTGGAATTTGTGGGCAGGGAGCCGGAGCAAGTGCGTTAACCGTGTCCCCGGAAAAATGAATCGGAACTAATCTGTCCCGGAAGATAATTGTGTCATGTAAAATAGTGATCCTCAAAGTGTCATGTAAGATTGGGAATTTAGCATTGCATCTGCGTTGGGTAACACATGATACTGTCATGAGTATAACAGCAATGAGGATCACTGAGAATTTCATTTTTTCACTTCGTTTATAAGTGGAGCTTCCGGCTTGGGTTCAAACCAGCCATGAATCATGTCGAGTATTCCTTTCAATACAGGAATATCGAAGACTCCATTAGAAGCCAGCCCTGCCGCAAATCCATGAATAACCGCCAGTAATATCGGGAAGTCTTTTGCATACCCAATATTGAACAGGTCACTTCCGACAAGTATAACTATTGCCACAACCCATGCGGTCACCTGTTTAAGTATTGGCTTAGTTATCTTTAATAGTCCGGTAAAGAAAGCTGCTATAAAAGCCGTCAGGAACGAAACCCCGCCGAATGAAGCAACCCACTGTGCCGGATTAGAAAGTACATCTCCCCAGGTTGACGGCGGAACTGTCGGATCTTGGCAGAAAGCAAAAACAGAAACGAACAGCAATGTGATAAATAAGAATAATTTTTTCATCTCGATATAATTTAGTTATTAAACAAAAAGACCTTGCCTTGGCCAGCATTCCTTGAATCAATATGCAACCAAGTTACGTTTTTTTCTATTCTTACCGGGTAAGGGAGCTTAATTTCATTAGCCACAATCCATAAACGAACCTGTGCCGCTGTCTTCCCGGCCACGTCGCAATCGAATCCCTGCCCGGTCATATGTGGAGAAACATAAAGAGTCCCGTCCTTTATGGCTTTCTGAACTAACGAACATTGAATACATCTGAACCCTCGTTCATCAAATAATGGAAGTCCTCTTTTCACCCGTTCTTCTTCCGGCATATCGTAATTATTGCCAAAAATGGGACCCAATTGATCCCGGAGAAGATCAACAGTCATAAGTAGTTTGTCATCCATAAACTGCCAAGCTGTTTCTCCGTACTTTTTGAAGACGTGAGGACAGACCATTTCCTGTAATGAAAAATGACGGGGTTTGTAAATCATCGTAAGAAAGCATAATGTATAATAAGCCAAAAAGAAGTAACTAAAGTGATGTAAATTATAATCTTCCACCACTTAAAAGCACTGACTACGTTTATAAGTATCGGTCTGATATCATGTAATTCATCTGAATACCTCTTAATAGCCTCTGGCTTGAGAATCTGCATTTCAATTTCGAGCCGTTCAATCCTTCTTTTTTTATCTTCAGCTCGCAATTCCAATACATTAATTCTTTTTATTTCCTCCCTAATCTCGCCTTCTGTTATTTCAAGCCTTTCGTTAATTCTTGCAATATCCCCAGCAATAGATTTTAATGTTTCATTCAACCCTAAGCTCTGTGCTGATAGTTCTTCCCGTAAAACTCTAATCCATTGCTGTTCGATAACTTCGTTTACATCAGAAATTAACTTTTCGCCAAAGACTTTATTTTGAGCGCTGACTTCTTCCATTAACTCATTCTTAACCGACTTGTCACGGACAGTTAACAGATTGACCATGAACTTATGATAGGCATGGCTGAAAACGGGATCGTTCTCGGTTTGAATCTCGTCAATATACCCTTCCACTTGTTTTTCAAAGGAAGGTTCGGGAAGCTTGTCTTTGCTTACTTCTTCATCGCTTGCCATTGGATTTCTTTTTATTGATATTATGTGATTCGATTGCAAGCGTAATTACCCGCCAGAGTATTATGCCAACAAACAATACCGCTCCGATATGATATACGTCCCATTTCCACCCATTCAAGAACTCGTTCATTTTTTTACTGGTTTTACTCGTTCATATTTAATAACTGCCGGAGGCCTGTCAAGGCTTTTTTCAGTACCGGATTCTTGTGGTACGACTTCAAATGTCATTCCTTCCAGAGAATGGGTTAATTCCATAATGTCTTTACTGTGTTCCTGAACCCATAGAACATATGATCTTTGCAAAGCATCGGACTTCTTGGCATATTCAATAACAAAACCTTTAAGTGAATCCTGTTTATCTCCATACGCGCCAAGGGTGTTTTTCAAACCCTTAATATCGGCCTTTATGTCAGTTTGGTCTTTCGATATCCCGGAAATGTCATTCTTTTTGCTGGTTGTTGAGCCTCCAAGATTAAACAGAAACGTCCCGACAGTTATAGTCATAACCAGCCAGCTCAAAGGATTACTGAAAAATCCCTTGGCCAGACTGGTTTTAACTTCTGTCTTAATCTCCTCTGCCATGACTACCCGTTTTTAATCCGGCTGGCCGGCATTGGATTTGGGTCTTTTTTATTTGCTCCTGAATTGTCCTTTCCTTTGGAAACGACTTTTGCCGGACTACCATTAGACTTAATAGAGTTCGGCTTTCCTGTTTTAATAATTTTACCTTTCATGGCTTTACGTATTTAATCAACATTTATATCAAGATCACCTATTGCAAATTCAGGAGTTACCCCTTCTGAAATATCAAGATTACTCGACAATGCACCCCAAAGGATAGCGTCATCAATTCCGGTTGCCGCTCCTTTATTAACAGTAAACGAAACGGCTGTTTGTGGTGTCCCTGCAAGACAAATCGGGAACGTAATTGCAGCTGCATTAGAAGCGTTATTACCACTTACCGTCCATCCCCCGGTTGTTCGTGGACTCGCAACTCTTGAATATCCCGGATAATTACATTCCGTACCTTGCCCGGAATCTGTCGGTGCGACTGAATATAAAACTATATATACGTTCCCCGCTGAAGCCGATCCCAAAATCCCATTCGTATCTCCAAGTCCTGCTATTGGAGTGTTATTAAGTAAGAGCTGAAGCAGGGACGTTTCAAAATCATCTTTTGCACTCATTTTCGTTATTGTTAATTAATTTAATCCCTTCATTGAAAAATGCTTTTGCCAGATTTGTTTTTGCTTCTATCTTTTCATCTGCTATTTCAGAGTTCATTTTTCAATTAATCACTTTTTGTTATTTGCGCTGATAATATTTTGCTCTCTAATTTTACTGTAGTGCCAGCGAATACCGTAGCGACTATAAGTTTAAATTCTTAAATAAATCAAATTGATCGGAAGAAATTAATCCCGTTCTTCCTGGTGCGAGATTCAACAGAAAAGGCACACTATTCGCTTTTGCAATATCATAAGCTGATTGTATTGCACTCTGATTTCTTAAAGTAAATCCTGTATGCCAATAAAACGAATCTCCGACCGCACCGTTATTATTTACGCAT